GAATGCTCCAAGTTGGTTTAATTTCATGAATCACGTCTGCCGAGTCGGCAGAACTTGTGTGAAGTGGGATGGAACTTTTGGTGTTACAAGTGACTTCGCTGATGAATCCGTACTTCGGATCTATCTTGAAGAGCGCACGGATGAGTATCAACTTGATATTCAAAGCGCTGGTAATTACTCCGTAACGGCTTTTGTTGAAACAACAATGATTGCTACTATGGGTAACCCTCTCACTTTTCCTCTTCAAACCTTAGTCTTTTGGGCCTTCCTAACTGCCTGTACGGAGTTAGCGGCGGATCGTTTAGACATTCCTCTCGAGGATATGTTTGATCCGTCAAGTTTTGGTGACGACGGTTTAGTCGACTCCAGAGCACAGGAAGAAATTTCTCGGTATGCACCACTTCTTGAGTGGAGGCTTAATGCCGATAAAAGTTTCTTTGAAGGTTCGTTTAAAGAGTCCTGCGGTGGTGATTACTACTCAGGGCGGTACTGTAGGCCGTTTGAACCAAAGCGGCCGCCTCTAGATAAGCTACTAACGATTTCACAAAATAGAAAACGCTATCAAGCGTGGCTGTACATATGTTATAATAATGTGTGTAGCCTAGTGAAAGAATTAGGTGGAGATACGATTAATGTTGACCGCTGGCTCGTAGCAGAAATGCGAAAAGCTAAGCTTGGTCTAATTCATGTCGTTCCACCTAGTTACCCGGACGGATCCGGTGCTCGTATTAGTAGTGAGATAGAGTTACATGGTAATATTTACTCCGATGATCCCTATAGCTGTTACTTAAGCTATGTTCTAAAGACCTGCCATATGAATACACATAGATCTGACGGTCCCTCTGAGTTGCTAACGCACTTCGAGGAATACCATAAGATTGAGTGGACTATAGAGACAGGATTCCGTTTTAGAGCCCTTTTAACAAAACCCGGTAGACTCGACCTCAGTGATGAGGATGAGTTTTACTATTACCACGATACGATGCGAAGCATTAATCGTGGTGGGTTTGCAGAGTACAAGCCACCTCTTGACTTCTTCAACATTGATGTGAAGAGCCAGGGGGCGGTGGATTGCGAAGGGACGGTGCCATTGAAGGAATGTATTATCTACAATCGACAAACATCCTGCCATAACTGGCAATAGGACTGACACCTGGATTTAAACCCAGCATGGATG